ACTTGCGTAATTGCAATTGACCGTTTAGCAACAATCGAGGAACAAATAAATAATAATCCCGAATTATTAAGCGACAAAAACCTGCTTGCGGCAAAGGATAAATACACAAAAGACTTTTTCCGATGTTGTAATGAGCTGTCTCTCTCTCCACAATCGAGGGCAAAGCTGGCGAATATTGACTTACAACAGCAACAGAAACAAGCAAACCCGGTATTTTCTCTTATAAAGGGAGGGAAAAAATGAGGGAATGAAATATATTGCGCTTGAAAAAGCGAAAAAGTACGCCAAAGATGTAATTCATTGCACGATACCAGCACCAAAGTACGTAAAGCTACAATGCAAAGAGTTCTGGGAGATAGCAAACGACAAAAGCGAAAAATTTATGATACAAGAAGAAAACCTACGCATTATTGACGGACTAACGCAATTGATGATAATGCCAAAAGGTTTACGTGCAGGGGAAACAATACACGCCGTACTTGCACCGTTTCAATGGTTCTTGATTATCGGAGCTCTATGTGTAGTGTGGCGAAAATTTCCCGAAAAGCGAAAAGCGGAAACTGTAATATTAGAGATAGCGAGAAAGAACGCAAAGACCTTCATAATCGGGGTCTTTTTTATTATCCTTTTCTTCTTAGAGCCTAAATTCTCTAAATTCTATTCCGTTGCACCCGATGGCAAGCTGTCGAGAGAAGTACAAGAAGCTATAAGAGAGATTATACGTTCAAGCCCTGCTCTTAACAGCGAATCGCCACGCCATTTTAAGCTAATGCGGGATAAAATCGTATGCTTAACCACAGACAACGAGTATATACCGCTAAACTACTCTAATGACAAGTTAGACGGTAAATTACCCAGCGTGTTTCTTGCAGACGAGGTCGGCGCATTACCTACCTCATACGCCATCGAAGCAATGCGAAGCGGTCAGTTAACCATTAAAAACAAGCTCGGTTGCATTATAAGCACGAAATACCCTAAATTCGATAATCCATTCGACAAAGAAGTGGAGTACGCAAAGAAAGTCCTTGACGGCATAGAGGAAGATGAAAGCATTTTTGCTCTACTTTACGAACCCGACAATACAACCGATTGGGCGACAGACGACACTGTTTTGCAACACGCTAACCCGCTTGCACTGGAAGTTCCCGAAATTTGGGAAGATTTACTCAAAAAACGTAAAAGAGCAATCGCAATGGAGAGTGCAAGGGAAAACTTTCTTTGCAAGCACTGCAATATTGTTTATCAAGGTACAGGCGCAGAAAGTTTTGTTTCCATTGAAGCCTTGCGCAGAGGGCGTGTAGAAAAAATCGATTGGGAAGGTAGAAATGTTTTTTTAGGCATTGACTTAGCTATGACAACGGATAACTGCGCTTTCGCAATCGTATCAGATGATGGTAACGGCGGCGTACTTGCGGCGGCGTGGGGGTTTGTCCCCGAAGGCAGGGTTGAGGAAAAAAGCAAAATAGAGCGTTTTGACTATTACCGAAGTATCGAGGACGGCGAGTGTTACGCTTGCGGCGATAGAATCGTTGATTATGGGTTTATTGAAGAAGTGATAATGAATGTTGAAAAAGACTTAGGCGTTAAGGTTGTCGGCTTTGGTTTTGACAGGTATAACGCCTTATCAACTGCGCAAAAACTTGAAGCACACGGCTGGACAGGCACAATCGTTGAACAGCATTCACGAACACTACACGCGCCAACAAAATGGTTATCTGAGCTGATAGAGCAAGGGAAATTCCATTATACACATAACAGATTACTTGAAAATAACTTTGCAAACGCAAAATGCACCTACGACACCAACCTCAACAGGTATATAAACAAAAAGAAATCGAGCGGCAAGGTTGACGTAGTATTCGCAATTTTGGACGCTTTATATCTATTACAACAATCAAAATTGAACCGTATGGATTGGGTGGTCCAGATGTAAAAAGGAGGTGAAAATTTGAATTTATTCGAAAAAATAGGCGTGTGGTTGCGTAGGGAAAAGCGTGAACAGCCAGCAGAAACAGGCACAAGTAGCGATTTATTGGAGGCACTATTGCCCAGCAATGGAGTAACGGCAAAACAGGCAATGAACATACCAACTTTTGCCGCTTGTGTGAACCTGATATCGAACATTGTATCAACAATCCCGTTCCAGCTATACCGAAAAACAGACGGAAAAGCGGAACGGATTGAGGACGACATCAGAGTTAGGCTTATCAACAACGAAACAGGGGATATAATGGACGGCTCGCAATTAAAGCGGGCTGTTGTTGTAGATTACCTGCTTAACGGTGCGGGGTATGTGTATATCAACAAACAGCGCAACACATTCAAGAGCCTGCATTATGTTGACCCATCGGCTATTTCCGTACTGAAAAACAGCGACCCGATATATAAAACAGCCGATTTTATGGTGAACGGACAGCGATACAGAGACTTTGATTTTATAAAGCTCTGTCGCTACACCAAAGACGGCGCAACAGGAAAAGGCATTGTCGCAGAGAATAACGAAGCACTAACGGCAATGTATAACCTATTGAAGTTTGAGAAGGTTTTGGCAATAACAGGCGGCAATAAGAAGGGTTTTTTGAAGGCGCAAAGAGAACTTGACAAAAAAGCAATGGCTGATTTAAGAGCAGCATGGCAGAAGATGTACTCAGATACGACTGAAAACGTAATGGTTCTTAACGCTGGCATTGATTTTCAAGACATTAGCTCAACATCGACGGAAATGCAGCTCAACGAACACAAACGCTCAAACGCCGCCGAAATTTGCCGCATATTTGGCATCCCAACAATCATATTTGACGGACAAGCGACTGACGATGTATGGCAAATGATGTTCAAAACAGCGATAAACCATATCTTAACAGCATTTGAAGCGGCATTGAACAAAGATTTTCTGCTCGAAAGCGAAAAACCAACACACTATTTCGCCGCTGATACATCAGTAATTCTGCGTGGAGACATTCTTAAACGCTATCAGGCTTACGAAATTGCAGTAAGAAACAACATCTTGCTAACTGACGACTGCCGAGCACGAGAAGGCGAACCGCCGCTTGGTATGGACTTTATTCGTTTGAAGCTAAGTGATGTTTTCTACGACATCAATACAAAGACGTTCTACACGCCGAATACGAACCAACAAACAAAAATCACAGGAGGTGAAAAGCAGAGTGAACCAGAAAATGAGCGTTGAAATCCGCAGCGATGCGGTATTGCTCGATGGATATGTAAACGCAGTTGGTCGAGACAGTCGCATACTCACAGACAGAACGGGAAAGAAGTTCGTTGAGCAAATTGTACCGGGAACATTTCAAAGAGCGTTGGAAAAAGGCAACAACGTAGAAATTGACCTAAACCACAACAGAGTTTTGGGAAGCCGTGAAACTGGCGAGGTCGAGCTTTACGAAGATGCTATTGGGCTACGAGCAAAGGCTTTGATTTCAGACCCCGAAGTGCGCAGCTTAGCCCGAAACAACAGGCTGACGGGCTGGTCGTTTGAGTTTATACCAAAAGACCAGACGATAGAGCCAACGGACAACCCTGAGATTGAACGCAGGTATCTAAAAGATATTTACCTAAAAGCGGTATCAATCTTATCAGTAACGCCTGCTTACATTGCGACAAGCATTGAAGCAAGGAGCGAGAATGCCGAAGCCTATGAGGTTCGTGCATTAGAAACAGATGTTGAGGTTACGGAAATCCGCAACAATGATGTGGAAATCTCCTACGACCTATACGAAAAACAAATAGAACTATTAAAACTTGGAGGAAAAGTATGAAAGAACTTATCGAAAAGAGAAACGCATTAGTTGAGGAGCTGGAACAGCTCATGGCAACAGTCAAAGCAGAAAAAAGAGCTTTGACAGACGAAGAAAACACGCTATTTGAAGCTAAAAAAGCTGAAGTAGCACAGTATGACAAGACCATCAAGGCACAAGAGGAATTCCGTGCATTGAATTTGAAGCCTGCTGGCACAGCAGACGACAATGACGACAGCGAAGCTGAAAAGAGGGC